CTGTAACTTGAAAAAACGAATTTAATATATGGTCTTCAAACCAACCCCAAGTTACTAAATAACCTTTATCTAATTTATATTTACCACCTTTGGAATATTTCATAGCACCATTTTTAAACTTAACCTTTATTGGTTCAGGTTGAGTGTTTAATTTTTCTTGAACAAAAGATTGTCCGAGAGTTTGTATTCTTGGTTGTCCTGGTCGTGGATTTTGAAGTTCAATTGTTGGTGTTTTGAGTGAAAGTTCTTCTTCTTTTACATTTTTTAAAAACAGCTCAACAACATCTGGTAATACATCGATTATTTGTTTAAATCCTTTTTCTGCTTTGTAAAATTCTGCTAATTGTTCTTCTTTGTTTCCGGTGTTTTTAATTTGTGGTTTTGAGTTTGCAAAAGTATCTGGTTGTGATGTTTGGTCATCACCATCAGTTAATGGTGTTTTCAATACATTTGCTCCACGTGATATCAATGTAATGCTTCCGTTGTATCCACCTTGTGCTGTCATTTTGTAAGTATATGATTGAACGATTCCTGTTTCTATTTGATATGAACCTGCATAATTTGTATTTCTTTGATTTGTAATTTCTGTCATAAAAGCAATAGATTCTAAATCTAAAGTTCCTCTTAATTCTGCTTCTATTTGTTTTTCATCAATTCCCCAACCAAACTCCACTACAAAAAATCTTCCGTGTTTTAATAACTTTTTTAAAAATCGTTCTTCAAATTCCACTGGGTCTGGACATTCCCAATTCAATACTATTGTTTTAACGAAATAAGTTTGTTGTTGAACTTCTATTCCGGTGATACCACTCGCACCTCTCCAAATATAATTTTTATCATCATTGAATGGACTTTTGTTAAATGATATTGGTCTTAGTCCTTGTTTTAAAGACCCGTCCAATACATCACCTTTCATATAACCCGCCAGTTGTTCTACACTTTCATCTGGTGAATTTTTGTCAATGATGTCTGCTTGGGCTCTTGCGAAAACATTACGAACCAATTGATGTCCTACTGGATTTGAAGTGTCTTTTGGTTCTAAAGCTGTAGAAACATTGGTTGTTTGTTGAAAAAAGTTATCTCCACCTTGTGTACCATCTAACGATAATCTATTTAAGGCATCAATTTTCTTAAATATCGCTGTTTTAACTTTTTTGTTTATATTGGTTACTGTAAATGTACTCATTATCGGTTTAAGTTTTCGAAGTTTCTTAAAATGGTTCCGATGTTTTGTGGTATTCTATATTCTTTTCCTGATTGTAAATACATAGAACCATTGTTTTGATTGTTTGCACGAGCTATAATCCACCACAATTCTTGATTTCCGTAATATTTGAATGCCAAGTTGTCCATTCTTTGTCCTTTGATACCAACTAAAGTAATATCAGAATCACTGATTGGAATAACTGGATATTGAATACGATTTAAGTATCTGGTTCCATTTTCATCTCTGAATACTTTTGATTCGTTATATCGCATTGGATGCTCCTGCTAATTGAAAGTTTTCATTATCGTCTGTTTTTTTAATTCCATCAAAGTTAATACCTCTCATTGTTGGTATTTCTTTTCCAATATATGTAAATGATAATGCTATATCACACATATGTGGGAATTGTTTTCCTTCTACGAGTTCCCAAGATGATTCTTCAGGAATCGTTATGTTGACTGATTCAAAAAATCCTGGTGTATTGACAAACATATCACCAATGGTTAAATAAATATATGGTGCCACTGGTCTGGTTTCTGTTTCCATTTGACTATCGTTGTTGTTGAAAAATGGTTTGTATTCTGGTTGTGTTAATCCTTTGAGTGCATTAATTTTTACCCAATTTGTTTCTATATCATTTTCATTAAATGCAACAACTTTTAAATTAAATCCAATACTACGAGTTCTGTTTTGATAAACATATACTGATTCTGGTCTACCAATATAATTTATAGGATTGTAAGTTGCGGTTGAGTTGTCTGTAATGCCTGTAATCATTGCAGGAAATATAATCCATTTACCATTTACTGCATCTCTAATTCTAAATTTTATAAAATCTTTTGGTAGTTTATTGTCAGGTGCTTGTGTAAATTTTAAATTTCCAAACTCACCACCATATTTAACATTTATAGTTCCTCTTTTCTTTGGATTCGTTAAATTAACTGCACTAACTACTTCTTTGTAATCTCTTCTAAGTGAATTTTCTTTATGATTTCCTTCTTCTACAAACTTTTCATATTGATTTTTAGAACTACCACCCAATAAAGAACCAATAACATTACCTTTGTCGATATGTCTTTGGTTATTTTCTCGTGGATTTAAATTTTTAATTATTGATGTTGGGTCATAAACATTAGTTTGTCTATCTTCGTTTTGATTTTGTAATACTGCTTGTTTTACCGTGAATAATGCACCTCTACCTGAGAATAAAAACTTTCCGATTCTTTTTGTGTCTTCTACACTTCGTTCTACTTGTAGTGCAGCTCCACCTCTACTTAATCCTCCGTCAAGTTTTGTACCACGATATCTATCACCAATCTTTCTAACGACTAATTGGTCATCATCTGGTCTTAATTTGGAATGATTTGCATCGGCATTAGCTTCTTTTTGTGAAGTTAAATCAGTTTTGTTTTTATTGATGTTTGATAAATTTGATTTTAATTCAATTAGTGCCATTAGTTTACATCTCCAAAGTTCATAAAGTCACCGAATGATGAATCTTTTTTGTTAAATGCTTCTTGGTTCCCTGCGAATCCTTTTTTGTTCACTTCTATTAATTCACCTAATAGATTTTCAGTTGACTTCTTTTGTTCTATTTGTTCTCCACGAGAAAGTGCTGTAAGTTCTTGTACGGTTATTCCGAGTGCTTGTGCTATGGAATCTCTTTGTATTACATTCATAGATTGAATATTACCTAAATTTCCAACATTTTTTTGTAGTTCTGAAGTTACTTTTTCGAAATCTCCTGCTAATGCAGCTCTTCTTGCTTCTTCAAGATTTAAATTCTTTCCTGTTAATACTTGTGCTTCAAATTCTGCCGATATACTTGATTCAAAGTTTAATAGTTTTTCTGCTGCACCGGTAACTGCTGATAAATTTAATCCAACTTTTCTGGCTTCAATTGCAGCTTTGGCCATTGATTCTGCACCCATACTTGAAAATCTTGCAAATGCTTCCATATTAGAAGCTAAATCTGATATAACTTGTCCAGCTGCTACACCTTCTGCTTGTGCTAATTTACCGATTGCTCTTACTGCGTCATTTGCTGCATCTCTTGATGCACCGGTTAAGTCTGTAAATCCTTTTTGGAATGAAATTAAATCATTCGTTGCTACACCAAAACGAGTTGCTAATTGTCCAATTTGTTTGATGTTATTCGCATTGACACTTTCTAATGTACCGAAAGTTTTTATCAATTCTCCTGCGATTGCACCTGCATCTTGTCCTGTTCCTATTAATAAAACATTTGCCTTCATAATGGAACCTTGTAAAGCTAATGATTGTTTAAATGCTAATCCTTGTTCTTTTGCATAATCTCTAGCTTTTGTGGCTAAACCTACCATAGCAACTGCTGCTGCGGCAAGTAGTCCAAGTATTAATGTTAAACCACCAGTTGCGGTCATTATGGCACTACCCATAGCTCTAATTGCAGGTATAGTTGCTCTAAATGCAGTTTTCATTCCTTTTATACTGAGATTACCTTCTTGTAATTGTTTGGTTAAATTTGACTTTAGTTGTGCTCCAACTTCTTTTAATGAATTATCAAATGCTTCTTTTATTCTACCACCAACCAATGGTATTCTTCCTAATGCACCACTAATGTTTTCTCCGAATTGCATAGCCTTTGAAGTTGCTTCTTCTATATTTGCTTTACTTCTTTCTGCTATTTTTAAATTTGATTCATATACTTGGAATCCTGCCTTTTCTGCGTCTGTTCCACTTGCAGCAACTCGTTCTTTTATTTTTTGTAGTTCATCATAGTCAATTCCCATAAAACCACCACCGGCTTCATCACCGAATAAATCATCAAAATTATCTAATGATTCTTTTATTTTTTCACCCAGCATTTCTGACAAAGATGTATCTGCACCCTTTGCTGCTCTTTGTGTTGCATCAGCTTGCATTGCGTCAAGAATATTAGCTGTATCTTTTGATTTATCACCCAATATTCCAAAGTTTTTTCCAACTGAATCTGATGCAGATTTAAAAACATCATTAAGTTGTTTTACTTTATCTACATTTTCTCCATATGCTTTGTTTGCACGAGTTTGTTGTGCATTCGATTGTCGTTGTGCAACTAATCTTTTTTTCTCTTCTTTGGTGATATCTTCTTGTATTTTGGCATACAACTGAGAACCCTCGGTTGTGTCTTCAAGAGCTGCTTTAAGTGTGATTAATCTTTTTTCAGATTGGTCTAATCGTTCTGTCCATTTGTCCAGAACTTCAAACAATCTTCTATCTTGTTGTGGTGTTCTTTTTGCCATAGGTTATAAATTAAGTTGAATTAAAACGATGAATAATGTTAATTACTAAAAACTTTATCAGTATATTCTTTACCATACTTTTTTTCAAATGATTTTCTTAAAGAATCTGCAGCTTTACCAATGTTATCTAACTCTCTTTTGATAACTGGGTCACTACTTTGAAGTTTCTTCAATGTTTTACTTGCTCTTTTGTTTATAATAGCAGTAAGTGCTTTGGTTAAGAATTCATTGATTTTTTGTTCTGTAAGTTTGTTCTTCATCAATAATAAATATCAAGTTTTAAGATTTTTGGAATGTTGGACGAGATATTTTGTTTTGGTTTTTAGATGCATCTTTAATGGTTTTTGCTTCTTTTTGTTTTTCTTCAATAAGTTTTTGAGCATAGAATCTTCTCAATGGAATTGGCATTGTATACAATTCATCGTGATTAAATCCATTGCCGTAATATGCAATGTTGAAGAGTTCTTCGTGAATGGCCGCCCTATTTTCCGGCGGCTGGCCAAAAAAATTCGACCCCTATTGGTACATCAATTTTGTGTTGATTACCAGTTTGACTCGTATAGTCAAACACCATTTCGACATCTGGATTTATTTTGTTTTTGTATTGTCTGAACGCTCTTGAATCCAATGCTAAAAATTCATTGTCAACAAAATTATCAATAAACTTTTGGTCTGTGTTTCCGTCTACTGATTGTATTTGATACTTTAATCTGTTGGTTAATGAATTGTCAACACCGGTTAAAGATTGTAATTTCTCATAGTCTTTTTGAATTTCTAATAACTTTTTCTCATCTCCGTGAGTCAACAATTTAAATGTTAATACTCGTTCTGAGTTTGGTAAAGTGTATTCAAATAAATTACCATTTTTGTACAATTCTTCATCAATTGGTTTGTTTTGAAAAATAGTTAAGTCTATAACTTGTTCTACTTCTTCAAATGTGTCTGGGTCTGTTATTTTACATCTGTATTCTTTTCCGTACCCAAGAACACGAGTTCCAACTAATAAAGCATTTTTATCACCGATTAACAAATCATCTAATTTGATTTTTTTATCTGCGATTATACTTTCTAATAATTTGTCCAATACAACACCTTGTGTGATTAGATTTTGAGAAGTTAATATATCTTCTTCTTTTGCTGTCATATATTTGACATCAATTGTTCCACTACGCAAAGGACTATCTTCCGGATATAATAATCCGTTTGATGGTAAAGATAGAACTTCAGTAGGAAACCCATACTGATTTTCAGCCATTGTTACTCCTTGATATTATTAAGAATTAATAACTTATTTTTTGCCCATTATCTTTTCAGCACCTGCGATACCGAAAGAACCTAATGTTATGAATACAAATGAATTGTACACCATATCATTAATGACCAAATCTTTTCCGACTATTCCTGTTCCTAAATCAACAATTGCAAATATTGTCATTACTGCGAATGCTGCAAATCCAATTATTGATTTTTCATTATAGTCGTTGTCGTCTTTAAAAATTGCCCACATAACTTTTCTCCTTAGAATTGTAGTATTGCGTAGTCGTATCTTAATGTTAATGATACTTCAGCTGGATTAGCTTCTGCGTAATTTAAATCACTGAAGTCTGCTGTTGTGATGAATGCACCTTTTAATGTCCACTCTTCAACTTTATCACCAACTGGACCTAATACATTGAAAGTAATATCTTTCTTGTAGAAGTCAGAATATCCGTCACGACCTGTTACTGATTCGTGGTGTAGTCTAACCCACTCCATAACTGCTTGTGCACCTGATGGTACGATTGGGTCATATAGAGTTACGGTAATTGGTTGCCACTCTGCTTTTCCTTTAACATATCTTCTAACATTGATATGGTCAAGTGGAACTTCTCCTAAGTTAAGTGATGGTCTTGCTGCTGTTTTGATTAAATATGCAGGTATTCCATCGATTTCCATAATGAACCTGTTTGCCATTTTTGGTTCAAATGGTGTAAAAAATATTTCATTTGGGTCTAACATTGCCACTTTATTTCTCCTGTAAAGTTTATTACTTTTCAGTAATAAATATAAGAAAATTAAAAAAAGTGAATTTCTACAACACTATATTTTAATATAATTATTCGAAGTTTTTTTGAAGTTTTTACTTGACATTGTCATTTTTTGTTTGTATATTATAGTATGATTGATGAAATAATATGTGAAGAGTGTGGTGTTGAAATAGACGGCTTTTTCCTTTGTGATGATTGTGAAGAAGAACTCTTTGAAGAAAATAATTAAAAAAAAGCTTGACATTTACAAATAGTATTTGTATATTATAGTGTTATGATAATGATAAAGGAAAACGAAATGACTGAAAATACAACAATTCAACCGAGAAATTACCAAGATACTTTTGTTCCAAGAGATTTTGGTTTTAATAATAGGACATTTACTATGAATGTCTATCAATATAACCACAATCCTATGGAATTGTATGAAGCTAATCAAAATCAACCAAGATTAAATGTTGAAAATTACAACAATACTACTCCTGGCGAGGTAGCTCTTTACAAAGGTATTCCTATGGAATTTAGATTTAATCCAGTTATTAGAGAAATGATGATGACTGGTAATTATAGAATTAGATATCGTGGTGGTAGCAAGCCACAATATGGTTATCATAGAAGTCAATACAATACATTGGCTGAATACGCTGACACATTTGCTATTTATCCTAAATAGGTGTTAATATCGTAATCGTAAGAACCTATTGAGTCGTGGGTTTTCGGTGACTACAAATTTGGAACCGAAAGGGTTATGTAGTGTTTCACGAGATTAGAAACAACCCTTGTGAGTTAGGTGGTTAAACTCTCAAATTTTATTCCCATTATCATAACAAAAAACCCCCAATTTCTTGGGGGTTTTTCTTTATTCTCTGATTTATAGTTTAGTCATCAAAGGCTGCGCCTGTTGGTTGAACTACAAAATCTAAGACAATGAACTCAGCTGTTCTGGTTGGTTGGATAAAGATTTGACCAACTAATTGGTTTCTATCTACAACATCTGGTGTGTTGTTTGAATCATCCATTACAATCCTAAACGCTGATAGTCCTGCATTTGCTTGAACTTGTTCCATATATGGATTCACAATATTTAAGAATCTGTTTCTTAAAGCTGCTGTATTTTGTTCAAACACTAAGAATCTTGAAGAACTTGCTATGAATTTTCTCAAATTAATTAACAATCTTCTAACATTAACTCTATCTAATGCACTTGGTTTACCTTGAAGTGTTTTCTGACCAAACACTACTACACCTTGACCTGGGAAAGTTGCGATAGGATTAATACGATTTTCGTATAAATCATCTCTTTCTAAGTTCGTTAGTCTTGTTTTAGCTTCTGTTACTTCTGTTAAACCACCACGATTCAATCCTGCTGGTGCGAACCACTCTTG